ATGGAAAACTTAGTAACGATTGAGCACAATCAACCTTTCACAACAAGCCTTGCGATTGCTGAGGGCTTAGGACTGCAACACGCCAGTGTTATTCGTCTAATCCGCAAATACCAAAGCGATTTTGAAGATGAAAACTTGGTGCGATTTGAAATCCAAGCAAGATTAAAAGGGCAGTGGGGCGGTGGCGCAACTGAAATTGCCATTTTAGATGAAGAGCAGGCTACCTTGCTTATGACCTATCTACGAAACACAGAAAAAGTTCGATTGTTTAAGAAGTCATTAGTAAAAGCATTTTTTAGAGCCAAAAGCCTATTGATGACTGGTCAAATGGGATTGCTACAGGCTCAGGCGATTTTATATGCCACCAAAGAACAAGAAAAAGCCAATGCCAGCATGCATGGTAAGGGGTTGGCGGACTGGAAAAAGAAACGCGATGCCTTGGACTTGGCTATTCAACAAGTTGAACATCAATTACAGCCCCAATTAACCCACTTTGACCAAGCCTTAGCTAACCACTAAGGCTTTTTTATTGTACAAGGAAAAATCATGGCGAACAGCGAATTAAATTTTAGCGTCAGATTGCAAATGCTCACTGACCAGTTTAATCAAGGTTTACGCGAGTCACGCAGCGCATTTGAAGCCGCGACACAATCAATCATTGGCAACACCAACGATTTACGCACGAATAGCACCCGCGCAGAGCAAGCATTAACCACGCTATTTAATGCGCCTAGCAATGATTTGACCGCTACCATACAAAATACTACTGCTCAATTAAATGGGCTAGTACGTGGCGCAAATATCAGCGAAGAGCAGCTACAACGGGCATTTTTGACGGCTGCCAATCATGTGCAAAACCTTAGCAATGATTTAGACGCTGCACGCGCTCGTCTGCAAAATATGACGTTAGCAGGGGCGAGCCTTACCTCGATACAGCAAGCGCAAACCGAGATTGCACAATTAGAGCAGCGATTAGGACAAGCGCAAACAGCAAGTACCGAGTTGGGTAATGCCATGTCTAGCGCGTTAAACCGTGCCAGCCAAACAGCGCAGCAGACAGAGGCGAGTATTGACCGTTTGCTCGGTGTGCGTAGCAATAACGTTATCACAAGCGATATCAATGCGATTAGCCAAGCATTAAACCATCTGCAAACTGAGTTTGAACAAGGTCGCATTAGTCAGCAAGAATTTAACCGCATGACCCAAGCGGGTGAGGCGCGTCTGCAATCTTTGCAAAATGAGTTGGCAGGTACGACAAACAACTTAGCGCAACTTGGCGGCGCCAGCCAACAAGCAGATGGCGGGTTTGGACAGCTACGCAATACATTAATGGGCTTTGCTGCGGCTTATGTTGGTATTGACTCAGTAGTTCAAGGCATACAAGCATTGATTGACACCTCAAAACAAATGGATAGTCTAAACGCAAAATTAGAATATGCCACAGGCGGGGCAAAAGAGGCAGGCGAGACGTTTAGTTATCTAAAGGATATTGCTAATGAGTTAGGACTCGAGCAAATGGGACTGGCGGAAGGCTATGCCCAATTAGCTGCCGCTACTAAAGGCTTGAACATGAGTCAAGAAGACACCCGCACGGCGTTTGAAGGGGTAGCGAAAGCAGCCGCCGCTATGAGCCTAACCGCCGACGAATCTAACGGGGTATTTTTGGCATTAAGTCAAATTGCCAGTAAAGGCAAGGTATCAATGGAAGAATTGCGGGGGCAATTAGGCGAACGGCTAACACCCGCTTTTGGTATCGCCGCCAAGGCAATGGGCGTAACTACCAGTGAATTAGAAAAAATGGTAGAGAACGGTATCAATGCCAAAGAATTTTTACCCAAGTTTGGGGCGGCTATGGCGCAGAGCTTTAACGACCAAGCCGCCAAGAATATCAATACCACCACAGGGGAGATAAATTTACTTACTAATGCCGTTACCGATGCAAAACAAGCACTTTTAAAGAGTTTTGCAGGCGATGCAATATTAGACGGAATTAATATTCTCACAGAAGGTATTAAACAAGCTGATGAGGCTATCGACAGCATAAACCCCGCTACCATCGACATGGTGAAAAACACCGTTGAGCAGTTGGGCAGCATTGCCTCCACCACGTTTGGCGAAATGGTGCAACTGCTAAACCGCATTGAAGAAAACTTCCAACAAATTCAAACCGCTATCAATGGTACCGCAAACGAAGGCGAGCGCCTAACTCTTATTCAAAGTTTGATATTGGGCATCAATGTATCATTAGGGGCATTTAATGATGGTTTAAAAACATTAGGTATCGCTTTTGATTTAGCCATGGGCGTAAGTGATAAATTCTTCTCAAAAATCGCTGAAAATTTATCAAAAGTAACGTTTGGCGAAGTATCGGACAAACTCAAAGCCTATGCCGCTGAATTGGACAAATCAAGCGGGGAAGCGTTTGATAGAGCACAAAAAAAGACGATGGAGTTTAAGTCTTCAGCGGTTGAAGCCATGGATAAGGCAGCTGAAGCTGCGCGTAATAACATGGGCGAAGTAGGCGAGAAATCCGAGAAAGCCGCCCAGAAGTCTATAGAAAGTTTTGATAAACTTGCCAAGGCGGGCAAGTCAAGCGGGGAAGAATTAGCCGCGGGATTTAGTGAAGCCATCAGCAAAGCAACCAAGCCCGAACAGGTTGATGAATTAATAAATAAATACGGTCAACTAGCCAAAGAAGGGAAGATCACGGGCGAGCAGTTGGCTGAAGGCATGAACAAAGCCAAAATCAAAAGCGAAGAGTTAGATAATTCAGTTGGTCGGCAAATACCTACTATGGCTGAGTTGGCTAAAGCGGGCGAGCACACTGCCACAGATATCAAGACTCGAATGTCCGATACCGCGCAGGCTTTGGGTTTAAATTTTGATAAAGCCAGCCTTGGTATTTCAGAGAGTTTTCGTAAAACTTCAGCGGCTGTCATGGATGTTGGCAATAACTTTGATGAACTAAAGGCTCAAGGTTATGACGCATCGAGCTTGCTTGTGCAAGGGCTAGATGAACTCTTAGATAGTGCAAACAATCAAAAAGAGATTGATACCGTGCGTCAAATGTATGTCGATTTTGGCAAAGATGGGAAGTTATCTACCCAGCAAGTCGAAGATGGCATTGATGCAGTTAACAAAAAACTTGATAAATCCCCAGAGTTGCTTGATGAAACAGGCAGGGCATTAAAAGAACTTGGCATTATCTCAAAGGCTGAGGGAGAGCAACAAGCCCAAGAGCAAATCCGTAATTTTGAAATTGCCAAGAAATCCTATGATGATGGGCTGATATCTGCTGAGCAAATGCGTAAAGCTGCTGAAAAGGTAGGTAGAACTGTAGAAGCTAGCGGTAACGCCTCTCAGCAATCATGGCTCGACAGTCAAAAATCCGCGCTGGGTGTTAAAGATGCAGTCGATAAAACCACAGACAGTACAGAGCGGCTTACTCGTAGTACATCAAGCGTTGGCGAGGGCTTTAAGAGTGCAGCGCGTCTCAGCGTACAAGAGCTTGAAGAAGTCTCAAAAAAGCTTGATTTTCTCAACACTAAAAACAAAGAGCTACAAGCGCAATGGGCTAAAGAAAGCGCAGCGCGTGATGAAGGCAACCGAGCGACAACTGCCAAATCCATGCAAAGTGTGGCTAATTACAGCACATTGACGGCGATGGAAAACTTTTTGAAATCGGCAGGGCTTAACGATAAGCAAGCGATGGAACAAGCGCAATCGCTCATGAACCGATACGGTAAAAATGGGCGCATGAATTGGACAGCAGCGAATGGGCTTACCGAAGGCGCAGCACTCACCACGCAGCAGATGGCGAATTTCAAAGACCCAACCGCGTATCTGTTAGATATCGCAGAAAAAATCCGCTACAACCAAGCCGCGCTCGATAGACAAACTGCGATTGTTGAGCAAAACAAGCAAGCAAGCGCAAACAGGACAGTTAACGTCAATCTTAACTTTGATGGGCAAAGCCTACCGATGACGATTGACGCGGACAAAGAGGCGTTATTTATGGATTTTGTAAACAGATTACAAAGTGACTCAAAACGACAAGCGAGATAAGCATGGCAACAGCACTTAAAACAAAAGTAAATCAGCAAGATTTAAAAATCTATCCGTCTGAGCGTTTGACCCAAACCGATGACGGCGGCGGTATGCCATTAGGTACGCCATTAACTGGTGCGCTTAATGAGTTGTTTCAGCCGATATCATCTATTGCCCGTGTCAATGGGGCGTTTTATGCCGTGCTTGAGTACATGGGCGTATTGCGTGCAGATGACGAGCCGCTTATTGGTGCGTTTGCTGCGATTACTAAGCCGCCTAGCGACCCGACTGTTAGCTATTTGATGTTTGAAGCGACTCGTTTTGGTGAGTCACGCGCTGAGATTTTAAAACGCATTGAAGCATACAATATTGCCACGATTGAATCAAACATGACGTTGATGTCAACCCAAGCCAAAGACAGCCGCGTTGTGCAAGTCTATATCAGTGAAGATGAAAGCTTGCCTTTTGTGGGCGATGTGTATTGTTTGCGACAAGACAAAGCAGGTTATGCACAAGTTGAACAATACGTGCAAATCACCCGCATTGTAAAGTCAGAAGTACGCACCTTTACCACGGGCACAAAGACCTTTAAAAAACAGGTCGTGCAACTTGAGATTAGCGCAAAACTAATCGCTGATTTTGTGGGGGTTGATTACCCAGTTGATGGTTATGCCAATGCGCCATGCAAGGTGCGAGAAACAGCCGTTGCGGACGCAGCGCAATACTACGGGGTCAAACCTTTAGGGGCTGCGATTGCTAAAGATGCCATGCAATGCAAAGTTACAAGCTTGATGGAAAAATTGGTGCCTACCAATCAGATTAGCACGCCATTAATTGACTTGACAGCCGCAGGGCAAACACAAACCCTATTTGACGGTACAGCGAGTGACGGCAATGTATCATTGGCTATCAATCGCAATCACAGCGCAGGGACAATCAGCACGATTTACTTTGGCAATGCGGTAACGCCTGGCACGCTTAAAATTAGCGGCACGGGTAATGGCATCACTGACAAAGGCGGGGCGTTAATTTATAACACAGCGCAAATCGGCACGATTGATTATGCAAGCGGCTTTGCAACGATTAATGAGCCAGCTTTTAGCGGTAACTTATCTACTGCAACATTTCATGCGGCATCTAGCGAATTAAAAGTTGCCAATACTGCAAGTACGCCCGTTGACATCAATAGTCAGTCAAGCAGCTATACGCTAAACATCGACCCTGCCCCTGCGGTTGGGACGCTGCAAGTTAGCTACCGCTCACTGGGCAAATGGTACACGCTCAAAGATGACGGCTCGGGCGTTTTGCGCGGTGCGTCATCACAGCACGGATCTGGTAATGTTAATTTTACGACAGGCACAGCGCAAATCAGTATCAGCAATTTACCCGATATTGGCTCGTCAATTCTTTGGAGTTGGGGGACGCGTGCAACTTACTTTAACCGCGCTAACACTGCCGCTACTGCAAAGTTAATCTTGCAACTTGCCAATGATACAGTCCCGGCAAGCATTGCATTATCGTGGAATGATGGCGCAGCCAAAACAGCCCAAGGCAGTGTTAGCGGCGCGATTACAGGTGACTGGACGGGTAAGTATGACCCCAATACTAAACGTATTTTGATTGATACGGGCAGTAACTTTAATCATCCTGCGGGCGTGCTCGATGTGACGGTGACTTACGCCAAAGGCAATAAAACCAATGTTACTATTGATAGCCCGCTAGTTGAAGCTGATGGTAAAGTGACGATTGATTTGGGCGATGCGCCGCTAATGGCTGGCACTGTTAATCTTAGATATGCAGTAAATTATGTTGTAAACAGTAACAACAAATCAGCGGTTATATCAGTCAGTGATGATGGCAATGGCAATATCATCGACAAAGACAACAAAGTAATCGGCACGGTCAACTACACGACAGCAGAGATTAAGTTTACCCCTACCGTCAAAGTGTCGGTGTATGAGACGATTTATAGCTACAATATGTGGGGCATAGCTTTACTGCCATACTCGGCTAAAGTGACAAAAGATGCCACGCTTATCGGCGGGATTGCTGCAAGCTTTTTTACAGCCACGCCTAATAATCAAGTAACCGAAAACCTTAAATCGGACACTATCGAGATTGATTTATTGCCAACCGCGCAAGAGGTGATTGCGCCAGGCGCGGTTAACTTTACGTGGGGCAATAAAACTTATTTTGATAGAGGGGGCAGTTTATATACCGACCTAAATACTGCCACTGGCAGCGCGGTTACATCGGGCGTGATTAACTATCAAACGGGTATCGGTACGCTAAAAAACTGGTCGTGGAAAGATGGTCAATCCCCATTTGTGCGCTCACTTGTCACCTCTATTGATGGCAACCCTGTATCACAAGCGACCTTTCGCACCCCTGCCGCGCCAATCCGTGCAGGTAGCTTGCAAATCCGTGCAACTGCGATTGATGGCACAAAAATAACTGCGTCATCGGCGTATAGCGGCGTAATCACAGGCGCGCTTGCCACAGGCGTGGTGGACTTTGAATACGGCGTAGCAACGGTAAAATTTGGCAAAAAGGTAGATATTACTGACCAAGTAAAACAGCAGCCTTGGTATGACGCGTCAACTGACAGCGCCGGTAAAACATGGCAGCCGATACCCGTATTTGCTGAGACAATCACCTATAACGCGGATGCTTACACTTATCTGCCGATTGATAGTGGTGTGGTTAAAATCGACACGGTGCGGCTACCGCAAGATGGGCGCGTGCCTATCTTTAGACGCGGCGATAGTATCTTAATCCGCAATGCTCAAACTGACAATCTAGGCTCAGCGTTTACAGGCGGTCAAACGATTAATCTATCACGCGTGGATGTTGACCGTATCAGCTTACTTGATGCGGACAACAAGCCTGTTTTGGGCGAGTTATGGGATTATGACTTGGACGCTGGCACGATTACTTTTAAGACAAGTATTGACTTGTCATCGTACAAAATGCCACTGAAAGCCATCCACGCGCAAGAGCAGCGTAACCGCGTTGTCGATTTAGATATTGATGGCACGTTGTCGCTACTGTTTGCCGCTAATCGCAATTATCCGATTGAAGATACTTATGTATCAAGCCTGCTCATCGGTGATGATTTGGCGGTGCGTGTGTCAGTGCCTTTTACTCAAAGGTCATGGAATAACGTGTGGCAGGATACGCCGGTGGGCGACCAGCTTTTGAATAAGCTAAAACTCACCGATTATCCGATGATTTTAACCGATGACGGGGCAATTACCGATAGATGGATGATTAAGTTTACATCGGGCAGTCAGTTTGAGTTATACAGCGAGGCTCTTGGTTTTGTGGGCAAGTTTGATGTGTTGACTAACTTAGCGCCAATTAACCCTGCCACAGGCAAGCCTTACTTTACCATTGATAAACGTGCGTTTGGTACAGATACACCGTGGGCGGTGCAGGATGTTATCCGCTTTAATACGTGGGGGACATTGATGCCTGTTTGGGTGCTTTGCGCCGTGCAACCTAATCCTAACCCACCAATGGGCACGGATGGCTTTGAGCAATATTTATTTGGTGATACAACTGAAGTAACAGCTTAGGAGATAGCTAATGAGTTTTTTAAATCCAGTAAGTGAGCCGGTACTGATGTATAGCAGTACCGATGCAAACGCACCGAAAATTAACTACGCTGCACGCGCAGCAGGTGATGTTAAAACTGTGCTTAAAGCCTGTCTTGTGACGGGCTATGGTAGTAAGGCTGGCGCAGGTTGGTCAATACAAAATGAGACTGATTTTGCAGCAGAGTTTATGTCGCCAAGCGTTGCGATGTCAGATTATAGTTTCGGCGTTAGTGATGACAGCCCTTACCAAACAAGTTGGTATTATAAGTACAAAGGCACTCAAACAAATCCTGCTTACAATACACCCAATAAATCTTTTGAAAATATTAATACAACACACGCTGGTAATGGCTGGCGTTTAATAGTATCAAAACGTGGCATGATTTTTATTGAACTTGTGCAATCTACTGTTGTTAACAAGCTGTCTGCAAGATTAACTTACTTTGGTGCTGTAAAGTCTGCAATAACGGATGCGGGAGGTATCAATATTGGCTTTTTTAATGTTGGTCATAGTGCCGCTATAAATGACAACATTTTTTTTTATCAAAACAACTACGTTCATTTTAGGATAGAGGACTATAGTAATTTATCCCCTTTTGCAGCAGTCCCATTTGCCATAAATAGTACCAATGACTTAACACCAAACGTATCACAAGTAGATATTACAAGTAAGATATATCTCACCACAAATACAGCTATTTTGATAGGCGAATTACCCGGTCTATTAGCTAAAGTTATCAATGACAGTAGCAAAATTTATGATGTTGCATCCGAAATATTTAATAATCGCCCAGTGCTAAAAATTTGCTTGGGGTATCGAGATCCCCGTAGTCAGTATATGTATTTTCGCGGGCGAGTTATGCTTATATATCTTGATAATTGGGAGTATTAGATGGATATTACTGCCGAGATTTTTACATCAATATCCTTGCCGTATACTGGTTATATTGCAGGCAGTGGTGACGGTATTGTAACTGTTGGCGGTCAACCTGCCTCACGTCATATCTATTTGCTAGATGCAAACACTATGGCGTTTATTGGGCATACCATATCACTGCCAAACGGTCATTATCTTTTTATTGGGCTTGATACCGATAGGCAGTATATTGTGATGGCTCGTGATTATAAACGTGAGTACGAGCCTGCAGTGTGGGACTATGTGACCCCTGCAACGGATTTAACTATCGCACAACAACAGGAGTTGTGGCAATCATGGCAGACATCAACGTAAAATCTAATGCACTGCCATTGCAACTGTATCTTAAAATTGCGAAACAACCCAGTGCTGCCAGCTTACCGCTAACATTAAGCGCAAAACTGGGTGAGTTTACCAAACTATACTTTGCAGCCGCTTTACCCTTATCACTAACCCAAAAAATCAGTGAGCAACCGCTTGCAAGTCAATTACCGCTAAAGCTAAACCGCAGACTCGGCACACTTGATGCGGTCATTATCACGCCTACAGACCCTACCGACCCGACAACGCCAAAGCGCACGATGTCAGGCGTTGGTATCGTCATGCGCGGCAGTACATCGGCGGCAGTGGATATTGCAAAGAGTAACAACAATTTGCAGCTTGCTATCGCTATTGCTGAGACTGCCCGCGCTTATCGTCAGATGGGCGTTAATATCGCTGATGATTACTGGTCGCTATTAAAGCCGTTTATCAATCTAGGTAATGCGACTGCTACCGAGTATAGCGATGTTGTCAACCTAGCAATGCAATTTGATAACTACTGGTATCAATACGCTTTGATTGCTAATGCGACACGCATTAATGTATCGGACACGGTTGGGCTGGCAACCGTATTAATGAACGATAGCGCAAGCGTAGTAAGTTTTGATAAACAGCAATTTGAGCCGCAACAGCCCGCGATTGGTTTAGCGACAAGCTTAACTAACAATGAGCATGGTGTGTTTATTGGCAATCGCAGTCAATCACATACTCAGCACGCGGTGCCTGTGCCTTGGCGGTATTATGAGATACCCGATGATACACCGCCGCCGATTGTTAATGCGTGTCGTATTAGACCGCCATCGAGCCGTTTGCCGCTGTCTTTGACCCGCAGGCGTAACGGTTTACCATCGTCACAACTGCCATTACCTTTGACGTGTTGGCATGACCAAGCCCCTGCATTTGTCCCCGACTTACGGAGTTATATTGTGTTAAATACAATCACCGCGACACTAGGCGGCATTGCGATTGACCCCATCGACTTTAACATCAAAACCGACCTTGATAGCTATTGCTGGCAGGGTGGCATCAAAATCAGTGATAGCCAATATCAAAAGGTCAAAGCCAAACTTGATGTAGCACGGGGCAGTGAGCCGCTAGTCATAGTCACGGTCAATGGCGTGTCGTATAGCTTTATTGCCGAGGAGATTAGCCGTAACCGTGTGTTTGGTAATTACTCGTATAGCATTAGTGGACGCAGTAGCACGGCACAACTGGGCAAGGACTATGCACACAGCCAAGGTGGCACGATTAACCAAGATTTGTATGCGAGTCAAATTATCAATATGCAGTTGGCTGACTTGCCTTTTAGTATTGACCGATTTGAGGTTAAAGACTGGTTGATACCTGCAGGTACGCTAAATACCAGCAATCAAACACCGATTAGCATCATTAGTCAAATTGCCCAAGCGTGCGGCGCTGAAGCGATTAGCGACCCGTTAGAATCTAAGTTATCAATCATCCCAAGATGGAAAAAACCTGCATGGGAAATGGCTACTGCCACGGCTGATTTAGTGATACCCATGGGCGTAGTGCAATCAATCAGCGACCAAAAAAAGGTAAGCCCACGTTATAACACGGTCACTTTAATTGGACGCACGCAAGGCTTTGAAGTGTATCGCGCCCGTGAGGGGCGTAACTTAATTGCACCTGTGGCGAATTGGTATCTATACACAGATAGGGATTGCGTTATCCCTCGTGGCATACAGATATTATCTGATAGTGGCACACACGGGCTTTATACGCTCAAAATACGCGTTGCTGATAAATACAATATGCCGCTTGTTGAGTTAGGGCAGATTCTGCAAATATCTGACCCCGAGGGCGCGTGGAAAGGCATAGTGACAGGCGTATCGCTTGACGTGGGGCGCGATAATGACGCAATCACGGTATGGCAGACAGTCAACATTGACCGTTATTTGGATGTGTAACTATGAATTTATTATCACAGTTTCAGCAGATTTTCAATCAAGAGGAACGTGCGTTTGCGACAATCACAGGCGTGCGTGATGACGGTAAATTAATCGCAACCATGCCAACAGGGGCAATGGTTTTGCTCACTGGCAATGTCGATATCGGTAAAAATGTGTTTTATGACCGCGTGACAAGTAGGGTACTTGAAGAAGCACCTAACGTGACGTTTACAGAATATAGCGTCTAATCAGTCGCAATCAAACAAGCCCACTCACCCGAGTGGGTTTTTACATTTAAGGGGGCGCTATGCCGCAAAATCTCATCGCAATAAAAATTGCGCAGTCTGCTTTATTAGCTGCGGCTAGTACAGTGGCAAGCGGCGTTAGTATAGCGATACAGCTATCAACGCCGCACGAATACTTGGGACTGCAAATCGAGTACAAGTATTTTTTGATAGCATCAATCGTGCTTTGTTTTATGGGCGCACTACTGTCACTGCGCGTCGATTTTGTTAAAAAATTGGACAGTAGTCAGTGGTCAAAAGTCGCAACTGCCATGCTTGCTGGGCTTGTCATCACATTTTTGATACTGCCCGTGGCAGTGAGCACACCGAGCGTACTTTTTTTGATGATAACTGCATTTTTTGGCGGCTTAGCTGGCACAATTTTACTGCATTTAATCTTTGAGCTGCTCGGCGATAAAGAGTTGTTAGATGCGGTTAAAGATACGGTTAAGCAGTTTTTAATCAGTAAGTTTAAAAGCATTGCAGATTTTTTGGGAGGTACTAAATGATTGACTTTATCAATGATGCCGTACCATATGTAGGATTAGTTATTTGCACTTACGCACTGCTATCACATAGAGTTTGCACTGCAACGCGCATCAACGTGCTTAACTTTGTTTTATTTGTTGCAATTTATCTACTGCTCGCCCTTGCGGACTTCACTGGTTTTGAGCCAGTGGTTTGGACAGTAATTGTGCGATGTCTGATACTCATCATTACGATCAACATCATTATCAAAAACCACACCGCCAACTAGGCGGTTTTTTATGGAGTAAATATTATGAGCAGCTATGTATCACAGATTCAAACTAAGTTAAAAGCCTTTGGTTTATACGCTGGCGAAATTGATGGTATTGCAGGCAAGATGACAGTTGACGCGGTAGCTAAAGCACTTGAGCGCGGCATCTGTACATCAAAAGAGCATGACGATGTGGCAGTGATAAATCAGTCTGACCCCACTGTCGAAGAAAATGCCAATAAGCCCATTGAGCCGCTACCACAAAATAGCGGCTTTTCTTTGTCTGAAAACAGCTTAAACAAATTGAAAGGTGTAAACCCTAAATTGGTGGCTGTGGTTAAACGTGCTATCCAAATCAGCAAGCAAGACTTTGCAGTCAATGAAGGCTTGCGTACGGTTGAGCGCCAACGTCAGCTAGTTAAAAGCGGAGCAAGTCAAACGATGAATAGCCGTCATATTGGTGGTTTTGCGGTTGATTTAGTGCCGATAGTTAATGGCAAGGTATCGTGGGATTGGCGCTACTTTTATGCGATTGCCGAAGCAATGCAACAGGCAGCCAGAGAGTTAGGCGTTTCAGTGCGCTGGGGTGGGTGTTGGGAGGTTATCAATAATAAGTCAGGCACAGCCAAATCATGGGTTGATAATTATGGGGCAGCACGGCGAAAACTAGGTAAAAAGGCATTTACCGATGGACCGCATTTCGAGTTGCCAGCTTAAAAATAATAATCATCACCACGGCTTTTACTTTCAAGCCGTGCTATTTTTTGGCGTAAGCAGAGTAGGCGGTTTTCAAGTTCTTCGTCTGTGAGTTCTGCCAACGCCTTGTCACCTATATCCAAGCTATCATTGGTGGCAAGGTGGTACAGGGCTTCGGTGATGATGCGATAGTCTAAGTTGTCAAGTTGCATATTGAGACTCAATATCAAAACAGTTGCTTAACATCAGCAATCTTAATGTAATAGGCGGAGTCATAGTTGATGAAGCCGTTTTCTACTTCATTCCATTTGACCATGGTTTCTTTGTCCAAATGTCCAACTACGGTACAGGCAGGATTAGCACAAGTGCGAATTTCAGCGCGTTTTGTCGTATAACCTTGATGTATTTTCTCAATATATACAGGCTTCATTGCTTGATCTAATCTTTCTTGTTCTTGTCGCTGCTGTTGAAGTTTCAAGTTATTTTGAGCGTCTTGGAAGTTTCTCTCACTCTGTTGAATAAACTCATTACCAATGCTATTAATTCTTCCAAAATACCAGGGCAATACGACGAAATATAAAAAGGCTAAAAATAATATAGATAATAAAAATTGCTTTAAAACTTTTTGTTGTCTACGGTTCATTTTAAACACTCATTAATATTTAGAAAAATATTTTCCAATGACTTCATCTTGGCTCATGCCACCCTCAGCAAAATAAACTCTCTCAATCTCATTGAGTGCTTCACGAATTTCACGCTGTGAGATTTGGATATATTGCAGTGTTACATCATCACTGACCTTGCTATCTTGGTGATTGAGCAATCGCTTTAACACAGGATAATTCATCGACAGGCGATTGGCTACCGAAATAAATGTGCGTCTCAAATCATGTGGCGTAATGTATAAACCAGCCTTTCCGCTAATCACTTCATAGCTTCCGCCCATGTCTTTAACATGATCATCAATGCGTTTTACTTGCGATGGGAATACCCAATTGCTGCCTTGGGCAAACTTTGACCGGTGCCGCATTAACGCCCATAACACATCACCCATCGGCAACGGATAGTCACTGCCATTTTTGGTATCTTTGAATAAAATCTTGCCAGTCTTTAAATCGATATCCGACCATGCCAGCGTTTGAGCTTCGTTGAGCCTTACGCCAGTCAACATAAATACCAGCATAATATCTCTGGCGTTATTAGAGTAGGGGGCTTGGCGGTGTGACCATCTATCGATATGCTCGAGCACTGCTTTTAAAAACTTGCCCAAGTATTCTTCTTCAACGTGGCGTTTCTTGGGTTTAATCGGATTCCAGTCTTTTTTGACGTTAAGAATATTGATGGGTTGTTCTTTGATAATCGGCTCTTCTTCGTTATCTAAAAAGCTATGTCTGCAGTAATTCCAAACTGAGCGTAAAACGCGCATGGCCGCATTAGCCTGAGCAGGACTATCTTTTGTAAGTCTGGCATGACGGTCACTAATCATTGATTTGGTGATATCGTTAATTGGTAAATCGAGCCAATCTTTAAGCAGCGTCAATATCTGCCGGTCATAGGACTTAATCGTTTCATCGGTCAATGTCTTTTTGCTTTTAAAGTACTCATAGCATTCTCTGAGTGTTGGCACTGTAGCGGGGGAATCACTTTGCTTTTTATTGGGGTCAATGCCTTGGACCAGATTGCTGATAATGGTAACGGCTTTTTCTCGGGCTTCAGTCAGTGTGATAAGCGATATGTCAGATATGACAACTCGGTGCAACTTGCCAGCCACACGTTTATTGACTATATAAGTTTTTCCAGACTTGCGGACAAACACAGCAAAACCGGCTAAAGATGAGTCTTGGTAGATTTTATCTTTACCGTCGTATTTGAGATTATCGATATATGTTTTAGAGAGTTTATTTGCCAT